CGACGGAAGCGGAGAGGACAACTCGAAAGGCAACGCGGGAGCGGAGGACCGGACGAGGTGCAATCCGGAGAAGAAAGACCTCCTGGACTATATCAACAAAATTTGAGAAAGCGAGGAAAAACACCATGAAGAAAAAGCTGGAAGAGCTGAAGGCCAAGCTGGCCGCGCTCAAAGAACGCATCGAAGCGGACGATGAGGACGCTATCAAGGAAGCGAAGCAGCTGAAGAGTGACATCGAGGCCACCAAGGCCGCGATCGCGAAGGCCGAGGAAAAGGCCGAGCTGCTGAAGCTGATCGGGACCAAGTCCGAGAAGGACGACGACTCCGATCTGGACTCCAAACCGGCGAAGAGCCTGGGCGAGCATTTCGTGAAGTCCATGCCGAAAACGCATGAGAAGCGCTTCGCCATCGCCGCCAAGGCCTACAATGATCCGCTGGCGGTCGGCACTCCTGGATCTCCCCAGGTGCCGCGGGCGCTTGTCACCGACATCGACAAGAACATCGTCACCGAAGTCCTGCCGGAAACCTTCCTCCGGAGTCTGTTCGGTGCTGAGACCATCTCCGGGAACGCGCTGACCTACTTCGTAGAAGGCGCGATCGAATCCAACACCGGCAGCGGCCAGAGTCCCTATGGTTTCGATCCCACCGACGAAGGCGCTGCCAAGCCGCAGATCTCCTTCGCTGATCCTTCTCCCGTGACCGTGGCGCTGGACAAGCTGGCCGCGTTCATCAAGGAGACCGACGAATACATTGACGACGCTCCCTTCCTGGCCAGCGCCATCAATGGCCGTCTGCTGAATTATCTGCGCCTCCGTGAGGAAGCGTATCTGCTGACCAAGCTGAAGGCCGCGAGCATCACCTCCGACACCACCAGCTGGGCCAACAGCGCCACCGGCCAGGACATCGCCGACCTGATCTTCGAGAAGATCATGAAGGTCCAGGCGGACAGCGGCTTCGCTGCCGACGCGATCATCATGAACCCGAAGACCTGGCAGATCCTGCGTCTGGCCAAGACCACGACCAAGGAATACATCGGCGGCGGCTACTTCGCCGACGGCCAGGGCAAGCAGCTCTGGGGTGTCCCGGTGTATTGCAGCTCCTTCGCGGCTGCTCCTGTCTCCGGTTCTGCTACCGGTGAAATCTTCGTCGGTTCTTTCAAGGCTTGCGCATCTGTCGTGAGCAAGGGCGGCGTCTCCGTTGAGGCGACCAACACCGACCAGGATGACTTCATCAAGAACCGCATGACCATCCGCTGCGAAGAGCGCCTCGCTCTCGCCGTGCGTCGGCCTGCTGGCTTCGTGAAGATCGTGAAGTCTGCCTCGGACCCTATTTGAGTCCGTTGGTAGACGCAGACATATCAGCGGACACAGATCTCCTCGGTAAAACCGTATCAGATCTGCAAGAGGATATCGTCATCAGTAACGGCGTGATCAGCGGCACATTGCATTATGTGACGGGATACACCGGATTCGACGCAAGTCATCCGGAACTCCAGGAAGGTCACTTCCTCGCTCTCCACGCAGAAGCTGAAGACGCGACTTCGATCTCTGTGCGGCCCCTGGGAAGCACGGCGGATCCGGTTCCGCTGGACGCTGACGGCTTGTATATCCTTCATATCGTGAACGCCACCGGCATCGAGTATTATACCGTGATCGACGGCGTGACCTATCTGAACGTCTACAAGTTCGACGGCCTGGTCATGGAACCGAAAGAAGACGATTAACGACGAAGGGGCGCAGCTGAAAGGCTGCGTCCCTTTTTCCGAAAGAAGGTGAAGCACCAATGAAAACGCTGGTTTTTGATGGGAATAAGCTGATCGACCTGGGATCGGCCGAAGCCAAGAAGGCGAAGAAGGAAGAGCCGAAGACGAAAGCCGTTAAGCCTTCCAACAAGGCCGGAAAGGCGGCGAACAAATGAGCCTGCTGACACAATGGGGATATACCATCACCAACGCGGACGCTCTGGCGGCTATGCTATCGCCGGAAGACTTCAACACGCTCACCGCGAGCAAATTCGCGGGAGACGCGAGGATCTCTCCGGAGCTGGCCGCGGCCTGCATGGGCCTCCGGAACTATTGCGGATGGCACGTCTATCCCGCGCAGACTTGCTCTTTCTCCGAGCGGCTGCTCTATGGCAACGGCAGGATCAAGCGCGTCGGATCTGATTACCTGATCCAGCTCCCGGCGGCGTATGTGACCGGAGTGACATCCGTCACGATCGGCGGAGAAGCCTGGACGGACTTCTCTTTCGAGACGAATGGCATCCTGCGCCTGTTCGACGTATACGATCACAAGCTCACGCGCAAGACGGAGATCGTCGTGACGTATACGGCAGGCATCCCGACCGCGCTGATGGATTCCATCAAGGAACTGATCGCCGGAAGAGTGTCGAGGGCGCTGACGATGACCAACGGCGTCGCGAGCGAATCCGCGGGCGGCGTTTCTGTGTCTTACACGCAGAACTGGTCCAGCGGCGGAGGCGCGGGTGCTTTGCAATCGACGGACGTCGAAACGCTGGAACCGTACAAGCTGCGGGGGGTGTTCTGATATGGCGCTTCCATCATGGGCGAATGATACGGTCACGAGGATCCGGCCGGGGACGAAAGACGTCCGCGGATCCATCGTCCCGGATTGGACAAAGTCGACGAGCGAGAACATCACCGGATGCTCGATGCAACCAGCAGCGACGGCGCTCTCCCAGGATGGACGCGTTCTCGGTATCTCCGAAGGATATACCGGTTATTTCCCGCCGGGAACCGATATCGCCGCAGGCGATAAGATCCAATTCGACGGGAATGACTATCAGATCATCGGCGAGCCGAGACCGTGGAAGTCTCCGACCGGGAGAGTGACACACATCCAGGCGCAGCTCGAAAGGTGGTCGGGATAATGGCCAAGCAAGTCGAGATCGAGTTCTTCTCGGAAGGCTTCGAGCAGATCCTGACATCCGGCGGGGTTATGAGCGCGGTCGAAAGCGCGACCAATGGCATCTGGGCGCGGGCGAACGCAAACAACACACGCGGAGGAACGGGATTCCATTCCGGAACCCGTATCGGACGCGCATACGGGAGCCAGCGGGCGCTCGGTTTCGTCTATACGACGGACCGGAAGAGCGCCATCGCAGAGGCGGAGGATAAAGCATTGAGTGAGGCGGTGAGCGCAGGATGAGCAGCAGCGTACAGATCAGACGGTCCGTCGACATCGAAGACGAAGTCCGGACCGCGCTGAAGAGCTACATGACCGTTTATTGCCGTCCTCTCCCGGCGAACTTCTCCACACCGTGCATCCTGGTCACACAGGTCGGCGGAACGGACGCAGACGGACAGATCGACACCTTTGAGGTGACGCTGGACGCCAGGGCGACCGATGAAGGGACCGCAAACGAAACACTCCGGAACGCGATCGCGCTCCTGCGGAAGGCCGCGGGGGAACAGACCACCGCGATCCGGCATATCTCGGTAAATACATCCGGCAGCTGGGGATCTGATCCCGTCAGGCCGGATCTTTCGATGTATTCGGCGCGGATCAGCGTCGTCGCACATCTGGAAAACAAAACGATAACGTATTAAGGAGGACGAACACATGGGCAGCAATGCAGTAAACCTCGGAATCGGTGCCGCGAGTGGTATGTTTTTCCATGCCGCCGCCGGAACTGCTCTTCCGACCTATCCGACCGAGACGCTCGCGAGCGCCTGGAAGGAAGTCGGATTCATCGCCCAGGATGGCATCACCTGGCATCATGGCCGGTCCGCCGAGCCGCTGAAGGATTGGAGCAACTCCATCCGCAGGCAGCTCCAGAGCGACGCCACCGGCACGGTGGCCGCTCCGATCATCTCCACGACCAAGGAAGTCTTGCAGACTCTCTTCGGCGCGAGCGCCGTCGTTGAGACGGCCGCGACGTCCGGCCACGGCAAGCTGGAGAAGATCGAGGTCAAAGAGGGCGTCATGTCCGGCGAGGAGGCCTTCCTGTTCCTGATGAAGGACGGAGACGATACCTTCATGCTCGGAACCACGCGGGGCCTGATCACCGCTCTGGACGATGTTTCCTTCGCTCCCGGATCCGCGATCACCTGGAACGCCACGGTCAGCGCGGACGCCTGGACGTTCATGAAGGACGACGGCCAGAAATCTACCTGATAGGAGGACGAACACATGGGCAGCAATGTTGTAAATCTCGGAATCGGCGCGGCGACGGGTATGTTCTTCCATGCTCCGAAAAACACCGCGCTCCCGGCGTATCCGACAGCTGATCTCTCCTCGACGGATTGGGAGGAGGTCGGATATATCTCCCAGGATGGCATCACCTGGCATCATGGCCGGTCCGCCGAGCCGCTGAAGGACTGGAGCAACTCCATCCGCAGGCAGCTCCAGAGCGACGCCACCGGCACGGTGGCCGCTCCGATCATCTCCACGACCGCGGAGGTCCTCAAGACCATCTTCGGCGAGAACAACGTGACGGAGGCCGTGGCCAGCTCCTCTCACGGCGCTCTGACTTCCATCGAGGTCAAAGAGGGCGTCATGTCCGAGGAAGAGGCCTTCCTGTTCCTGATGAAGGACGGAGACGATACCTTCATGCTCGGAACGACCAGCGGCTTTATCACCGCTCTGGACGACATCTCCTTCGCTCCCGGATCCGCGATCACCTGGAACGCCACGGTCAGCGCGGACGCCTGGACGTTCATGAAGGACGACGGCCAGGTCATCCCGCCGAGTCCGTAACCAATCGAAACCATAAAAAAGGAGTAAAAAATCATGGCTGAAGTGTTTACACTCAAAAAGCGCCAGCGCTTCCAATTCGCGCTGGAGGAAGATCCCGGCAAAGTCTACTCTCTCCCGCCGCTGTCGAGCCTCTCTTTTGAGGACGCGCAGCTGATGGCCAAGCTCGGCGACGAGACGACCATCGTCAAACAGGGCGAGAAGATCAAGAAGTTCATTCTCGGAAAGTGTCCGGAGCTGGAAGGCAAAGGCCTCGAAGATATGGAATTTTATGAGATCTTCAACGCCTACGCAATGAGCGAAGGGAAAGACAAGCTGGGGGAATCGAAGGCCTCGCCCAATTCGTAACAGAACACCGCGAGGCTGTTGAAAAAGACCTGCTGATCAAAGCAGGCCGCAGCCTGGAAGACATCGGGCGCACTCTCTCATGGAGTGCGCTCGGTGCTTTTTTGCGTCATCTGGACATAGACAGCGAGACGGCGCGGGAGCTGGATCCGGAGCTGACGGCATGGGGAAGCGCGGTCAAGACAAACGCGATCCTGGCGGACATCTTTGACGTCCTGGCCATGATCAACGCGAACCTCTGCGCCATCGGATCCGGGAAGAAGGCAAAGACGCCGAAGAAATACGCTCGCCCAGGCGACAAGGACAAGAAGAAAATCGGGAAGAACGCACTCCCGCCGGATGAGCTGCGGGCGTGGTTTGATAAAAAACGGAAAGAGCATAACAAATCCAAGCAGGAGGAGGCGAATCGTCAATGATCGAAGTCGCGCAAGCGTCGGTAACTATCATCCCGACCATGAAAGGCGCACAGCAGACGATCACGAAGGAAATGACGTCCACGACGGACACCGCGGCCGAAAAGGCTGGCAAGTCCTCCGGGCAGAAATTCTCCTCGAAGTTTGGAAGCGCGATCAAATCCGGGGCGAAGACGATCGCGACAGCCGTCACCGCGGCCGTCGGCACGGTCTCCGCTCTGTCCGCATCTTTCTACAACGCCGCGAAGGCTACGGCCGAGTTTGGCGATCATATCGACAAAATGTCCCAGAAGCTCGGCATCTCGACCGACGCATATCAGGAATGGGACTTCATCTGTCAGCACAGCGGGACGTCCATGGACTCCATGAAGACGGCCATGACGAAACTGTCCACGGCAGCGGCGAACGGATCCGATGCTTTTGAGAAGCTCGGCATCTCGGCGGAGGAAGCCGCGAGCATGAGCAAGGAGGAACTCTGGAACAAGACGATCACCGCGCTCACCAACGTCGAGGACGAGACAGAACGCGCCAGGATCGCGCAGGAGCTTTTCGGCAAGGGCGCGACCGAGATGGGCGCTCTTCTGAATATGTCGGCGGAGGAGATCGAGGCAATGCGCCAACAGGCGCACGATCTGGGGATCGTCATGTCCGAAGAGGACGTCAAGGCCGCTGCGGCCTTCCAGGACTCTCTTCAGAACATGACGCAGAGCTTCACCGGCCTCAAGAATAAGATGATCGCGGAGTTCCTGCCGGGAATCACGACGATCATGGACGGCCTGACGGAAATCTTCTCCGGAGACGGCGAGGGCGGTGTCGCGAAGATCAAGGAAGGCGTGGCCAGCATATCGGCGAAGATCAAAGAGGTCCTGCCGGATCTGATCTCGACAGGATCCGAGATCGTCTCGTCTATCCTGGGCGCGATCACGGACAATCTGCCTCTCCTGATGCCGCTGGCGGCGAACATCATCACAACGCTCGCGACGCATATCGTCGCGGCGATCCCGGCGCTCCTGGACACGGGCCTCTCGATCCTGACGGAGCTGATCAAGGGCATCGTCGACAACGGGCCGGAGATGATGAAGCAGGCGACGTCCGTCCTGTCGAACTTCATGACATCCATGAGCGAGAAGCTCCCGGAACTGCTGACGACGGCGGCGGATCTGGTGGCCATGCTGGTCACCGGCATCATCGAGAACGCGCCGCAGCTGATCACCAGCGCGGCCACCGCGATCACGAACTTCGTGACGGGCATCGTCCAGAAGCTCCCGGACATCCTGGGCAAGGGCGGCGAGATTGTCACCAACCTGATCAACGGATTCACGACCAACGCGCCGACCATCCTGACGACGATCGGGACGGCCATGGGCGACATCGTGAAGAAGATCGGCGAGGCGCTGCCGGATCTGCTGGCCAAGGGCGCGGAGATCACGAGCAACATCCTCTCCGGTCTGAATGAGAACGCGCCGGGGATCGCGACGGCCATCGGGACCGTGATGGAATCCATCGGAAAGGCCATCGGGGACGCCTTCCCAGGCATCTCCAGCGGGATCTCCGACATCATCAAGGCCTTCGAGCCGCTGATGAAGGATATCACCTCGACATTCTCCGACGTGACGAAGACGATCAGCGGGGCCGTGACGGATATCGTCAAGGCGCTCGCTCCGTATATCCCGGAGATCACCAAGATCGTCAACAAAACGACGGAGCAGCTGCCGAAGATCATCGAGAGCTTTAACGGAATCGTCACGACGATCTCCGACGCGATCACCAAGATCGTCGCCGCGATCGCTCCTTATATTCCGGACATCACGAAGATGGTGACCGAGACGACGAAGCAGCTGCCGAGCATCATCTCGGCCTTTAATGACATCGTCAAGAGCATCGGCGACGCGATCACCAAGATCGCCGCAGCGATCGCTCCTTACATCCCGGACATCACGAAGATGGTCGAGACGACCGTCTCAAAGCTGCCGGACATCATCAACGCCTTCAAGGACGTCCTGACGTCCATCGGGCCGATCATTGACTCCATCGGGACCGTGATCGAGAAGATCGGGACGGCCGTGGTCAATATCGTCACGAGCGTCGGGGATAACATCACAAAGATCGTCGGCAGTTTCTCCGATCTGCTCTCCCAGGTGAGTCCGATCATCGACTCTGTCGGAGAGGCGATCGCCAAGATCGGGACCGCGCTGGCGGAGGTCGTGACGAGCGTCGGCGGAAGCATCGCCTCGATCGTCGAGTCCTTCGCATCTCTGAACAGCTCTCTCGCGGAGCCGATCACGGCCGTCGGATCTCTGATCGAATCCATCGGCACGGCCATCGGGACCGTCGTGGAGGCCGTCGGATCCTGCGTCTCCTCGATCAATGAGTCTTTCGCCAAGGTCCTCGACTCCCTCAAGGGCGTCATCGACTCCATCGGCGAAGGCGCCGTCAAGGCGGGCGAAGGTTTCTCCGCGCTGGCGGATGCGATCATCAAGCTCGTTAACCAGACCGGCTTCTTCGATCTGGCGGCAACGCTGACGAAGGTCGCCGGGGCCGTCGGTGATATCGCGAGGACCGGCAAGGACGCCGGGGAAGCATACACCAATCTCGAAAAGCTCGTCGGGACTCTCGGAGAGCTGGCGGAGTCTGACTTCGGGACCATGGCCACGAACCTCCAGACAATCGCGGATAAGCTCTATACGGTCACGCTTTACACGCCGACGCTGACGGACACGAAGAAGAACCTGGAAGAACTCGGAAAGGTTAAGCTCGACAACCTGTCCAACCAGCTCCAGACGGCGAACGATAAGGCGAAGGCCTTCACGGATAGCGCGAAGACCGGCTTCGAGAATCTGCAAAAGACCATCACAGAGAAGACGAAGACCGCATCCACCGACGTCCAGAACAAGCTCCAGGAGATGGAGACCAACTTCAAGAATAAGCTGCAATCCATCCAGACGAACGTGACCAACACGTTCAACACGATCCAGACCACGATCTCCGATAAGCTGAAGAGCATCTCGACGGACGTCACGTCCAAATGGACCGAGATGGAGAACACCTTCAAGACGAAGCTCTCCTCGATCCAGACCAACGTGACCAACACGTTCAACACGATCCAGACCACGATCACGGATAAGATGACAACGGCATCGAAGGATGTCACCTCGAAGATGACCGAGATCGAGTCGACTTTCTCGACGAAGCTCTCGTCCATCCAGACGAACGTGACCAACACGTTCACGACCATCCAGACGACAATCGCGGACAAGATGAAGACCGCGTCCACCGATGTCACATCGAAGATGACGGAAATCGAGTCCACGTTCTCGACGAAACTGTCATCGATCCAGACCAACGTGACGAACACCTTCACAACGATCGCGACAACGATCGCCGATAAACTGAAGACGGCCTCAACGGACACAACGTCCAAGATGACAGAGATCGAGTCGACTTTCTCGACGAAGCTATCGTCCATCCAGACGAACGTGACCAACACGTTCGACACTATCAAGACAACGATCGCCGATAAGCTCAAGAGCGCATCGGAGGATGTCACGTCGAAGATGCAAGAGATCGCGACAACGATCTCGACACAGATGTCCGCGGCATCGACTTCGATCTCTACAGAGTCCGGAACATGGGCGACGACGGTAAAGAACGCGATCAAGGCCGTGAAGGACAACTTCCCGGAGGGATTCTCATGGGAAGTCCCAGCGCTGCCGGAGCTGTCCTGCGGCTGGGGAGACACGGTCAAGGCGGCAATTAAGGAAGTCAAGGACCAATTCCCGTCCAACTTCTCCTGGGATATCCCGACGCTGAAGATCCCGGCGCTCGCGCCTCACTTCAAGCAGAGCGGGAAATGGGAATTTGATGACGACGGCAACATCACAAAGACGCCGAGCATCTCGATCGAATGGTATAGGAAAGCCGCGGAGATGGGCGCTCTGTTCACAGAGCCGCAGATCGTCGGAGTCGGCGATGCGGCGCAGCCGGAATTGCTGATCGGCGAGGACACGCTCTTCAACAAGATCCGAGACGCCGTGGCCATGGGTAACGGTTTCAACCAGACGAACAACATCACGGTCCAGGACGGAGCGACGGCCAGCGAGACGGCGCGGATGATCCGTAACCAGACCAAACAGCTATTGAACAGGATGAGAGGTGGAGTATGAGCATTATCAGGAGCGCAACCTTCACCAACACGGAGGACAATGTCAATCTGATCGTTGACGGCAACTGTCCGGGCATCGTGATCGAGCAGATCGAGGGGATTTATGCTTTCGTGGGGGAGGTGAAAACCTCCCCCTATTCGCAGACCAACGGCGACCGATACAAGAACACGCGGGCGACCAAGAGGAACATCGTCATCACCGGAAAGATCTTCGATGACTTCTGGAACAATCGCCAGCTGATGTATCGGGTTTTCCGCCTGGGATCCGTCGGGAAATTCTGCTATACAGAGCCGGACCGGTCGAACAGATACGCGGATTACTATGTCGAATCCGTGGACATCGACCAGGACGCCTATCGCGGGCAGTATCAGATCTCGCTGATCTGTCCGGATCCGTTCTTCTATGCCGGGGAGATCGAGGCCGTCGACCTCGCATCCTGGATCTCTGACTTCGAGTTTATCCATGAGTTTGTGGAGGCAGGCGAGGAGCTTGGCCACCGTGAGACCTCAATGATCAAAGAGATCCAGAACCTCAACGGCGTCGACGGGATCGGGATGAAGATCATCCTGACGGCCTCCGGCAACGTGACAAATCCATATGTATATCTCTATGAGACCGGCGAGACGATCAAGATCGGCACGACGGCCAATCCTTACACGCTGAACAGCTCGAAGCGGGTGGAGATCGACACGACAACCGGCAAGAAAAACATCGTCCAGATCGCCAACAACGTCGAGACGCGGATCAATGAATATCTGGATCCGGATTCGTCCTTCTTCCAGCTGGGCGCGGGCATCAACACGATCGGATACAATGCCGCGTCCGGATCGAACTATTTGAACGTTCGGATCGAGTATAAGATGAGGTTCTTGGGCGTATGAGTGTAGAGGTTAGAATTTACAATCCGAGCCTGGAACTCCAGGGCGTGATCGACGAGTTCTCGTCGCTGATCTGGATCCGGCGCTATCAATCGCCGGGAGAGTTCGAGCTGCGGACGCCTTACGCGGCGGAATCGAAGCGCCTCCTGATCCCGGAGAACATCGTCCAGAAGTTCGACGGGAAGGAGACCGTCGAGGCCGGGGTGATTGAAAATATCTTCATGAACCAGAACGAGATCGTCATCAAGGGACGATTCCTTGAGAGTTATCTCGACAGGCGGCTCATCAAGGCGACAACGTATTACACCGGGAACGCGGAGGACTCCATGCGCTCGATCATCTCGAACATGGTGGCCATCCCGCTCCTGTCTCTGGGAACGGATCACGGCCTAACAGAGACGCTCGTCTTCCAGGCGACATATAAATCCGTGCTGAATATCATCTCGAAGGCTTGCAGAGCGACAGGCCTGGGATTCCGGATCCGTCCGGACTTCTCGACGCGGGATTTGTATTTCGAGATCTACAAGGGCGCGGACAGGACGGACAGCACCGGCGCGAAGGTCATCTTCTCGGAGAAGTATGACAATCTGATGAACGAGGCGTATACATACGACTCGACGGCCTATAAAACTCACGCCTACGTCTCGCAGCTGATCAACGACGTCCGCGTCGCGTATGATATCGGATCCGGATCCGGCCTCGGCCTGCGGGAGGTCCATGTCCCAACAACCGTGGACGTCAACGGAAAGACATCCGCGGAGATCGAGGCGTCCATGAAGAACCAGGGACAGCGGGCGCTGGACTCCAAAACCATCAAGGAGAGCTTCACATTCTCGACGGATGCGGACTCTCCTTTCATCTATCGGACGGATTACGACATCGGGGATCTCGTCCACGTCAATCACATTTCATGGAATATCAACCTCGCGCTCCGGATATCGGAGATCGAGGAGGATTATGAAGGCGGAGGACGGGAGATCGTCCTGACTTGCGGATCTCCGCTTCCGGAGATCATGGACTTTGAGGAGGGATAAAATGTCTGTTTATGCACAGGAGTATGGTTATTTCTTTAACAGCAATAACCACGACAGAACCTATAACGCGGAGAGCTTCGAGAGATGGCTCAAGCCGTTCTTCCAGACCGGCGTCTTCCAGGGCGGACTCCAGGTCAAAGCGCAGACGACGCCGGACATGACGGTCCAGGTGACGCCGGGATATGCCAATCTCAACGGCAAGCCT